ACGCAAAGTGAACCTAACTCCGTTGATGTCCTTCATGTATGCACCTCCCAGCGCATTGGTTATGTTTCGGGGCAACCCCCCTCCCCTCTCTCTCAAAAGAGAGAGAGAGGGGAGGGGCAACTCATGCCCGGTACTTGCCTTTCAGACGGATCCTCCGGGGAGGAACTGATGTATGGGGACGCGACGGGTCCGGCTCCGTGCTGGTCAGCACACCGCACCCATCCTTGACTTCAAGGATGCGCAGAATCCCGAAGGGAGTCACCGCATCCGCCACAAACGGAGAATCAGCACCGATATGCCTCCTGCGTGGGTACTCAAGCGGCGTACCGATGGTACGCCGGGGGAACTTCAGCATCTTCCTCATGCTGCTACCTCCTGCATGTAAGCGTCGTAATCCTCATCGTCCATCTCGGTGTAACCGAGATCAACATGTGGTGCACCAGAACTCCTGTAAGCAGGAGTAGAGGCGTATTCAACCTCCTCCGACTTGTCGAACCAAGCCTCGTACTCCTCCGGAGTCATGCCACGTACACCCATCTCCCGAACCACCGAAGCCCTGATGTCCTGCAAGGACACGAACGACCCCGACTGCTCGTTAGTGGATCGACTGGTGCACTCGCATTCACCGAAGGTGAATCCGTCCGACGGGTTTAGCACCGTCATGTCCTGCATCCAGCATGTACAGCCAAGGCCATACACACCTGCAAGGACCGCTTCCGGTATCTCGTACCGGTCGTCGTCATGTATGGGCGGCAGAAGCACCGTCCCGAACACCGCCGAAAGGCGGTTCATCTCTGTCTGCAAGGTACGCATTGAAACCTCCCAAGGTTCCGTTGATTGGTGGGGGACTCCCCCTCACCTCATACTCTTTTCACTACGTTCAAAGAGTATGAGGGGAGGGGGGTTTAGGGGACTCTTGCGTTACGCCGCGTGGCAGGTGCACACACCAGCGGCAGCCAAGAACTCCCTTCTGAACGAGCCGATAAGATCGACTCGTTCTGTACGGGTTAGGTCATCGACCGGCATCTCAGAGAGATCCTCAGTCCGAACCATCCCATACACATCAGCCATAGATATGGCTAACATGCGCCTCATCGCTTCAGCAGAAGCGACAGGATCGTTGTGAACCTCATCTCCTGCCTGTACGTAGTGGACGAACGGCCAGAACGCCTTGTCCAAGTCTTCATACGCTGCAAAGCAGCGTGCCATCTGAGCAAATGTTTCATTCATTATGAAACCTCCGGTTTCATGTTGTTGGATAGAAGTTGGGCTGTGCCTCTCCTTCCAAGGGAAGGAAGGAGAGGCACTAGGGGTTAGTGGAGCAGAGCGGCAGCCAATGCGTGACCGTCAGTCACGCCTGCCTGCAACTGATTGTCCAACTCATGCGTGCACTCGTCACACAGCGCCACATGATCTGTCTCCCTGAACCGAATCGTCCAGTCATCGAACAATCTGATCCCTCGGATCAGATTGATCGAATGGAGCGGATTGGAGATCCAGTACGAGTCGCCTTCAGCGACTCGTTCCTCCCAGCCATCTCTGACCTGCTCGTTGAATGTGAGTTCACAGAACTCACATCGTTCGGTGTCAGTCTCACCGCAGTACAACGGTGCCATGTGGTAGTCACCACATGGCAGGCATGTACAGGAGTTCGGCTCCTTGCCGTGGAAGCCGTTGATCTCCCATTGTATGCGCTCACATGAGTCGTGAGGATGATTGTAACAGTTGCATGGCTGCGAGTAATCTTCGTCAGTCCAGCCGAAGCAGATGTCATCATCTCCATAACCTTCAGGAAGGTTATGGTAGATGATGTGGGGGTTGCATTCCAGAATGGAAAGCACCTCCCGTCGTCCCTTCAGGACGACGAATGCATTGCCGATAAACTTCATATCGAAACCTCCAGTTTCGATTCAGATGACCGAATAGCCACCGAAACTCCCTCCAATCCCTTCAGGGATTGGAGGGAGAATCGCTAGTTACCGTAGGTAACTCCTGCCTAGACAGCGATGTCCGGGCAGTTCTTGATGTGGTGCCGAAGAATCTGGCGGTGCGTTGACTCCCATCCGGAGGATGGGAGAGCCTTGGTTGCCTTCAGCAACCAGATGCGTGCACCAGCCTGCGTCTTGGCCTTCGTCGCCATTCCGATGTAACCATTCACTTCGTGAACGATTCGGCTATTCTCCTCCGGAGAACGCTTCTTCGGCTTCGGAGAAGCCGACTTCTTGGACTTCCTTGGAGCCAACGGATCCTTCTTCTTTGAAGAACCCTTCCGCTTCACCGGAGCCTTCGGCTCCGTCTTCTTCGGTGTCGAAGCCTTCGGCTTCGCTTTCTGCTTCCTCGGAGCCTTCGGCTCCGGATTGGGCCGAATCACTCCCGATCCCTTCGGGATCTGGAGTGTGATCTCCAACTCGTTCATGGCAGTTGCGATAGCAACTCCCATGAACCGTGCCTGCTCAGGTGATAGTGTCATGGCTGTCTGCGCCTCCCGACGCCGTGGTCTGGCTACCTGCCGGACCAGAACCAGAGTTTCACACCGAAGTCTGGCTGTCAAACTCTAGGGATCACCGGACCACCCACCGTCCTTCGGACCCCGCGCAGTCCCGCACCCTAGCCACCACCCTCCGATTCTCACCCATTCTCACCGATGGGTTGCCAGAGTCCACCAGACGTTCGATCTCCTGCGCATAATGCCTAGGGATCCCCCGAGACTGGAGGCATTTGTGCTGGTCAGAGGGCAGCCAACATGCGCCCGAGCCTGCACCTTGGGCCGTCCACCGAACCGGTGCCGGGTACCCCCCTTGGGGGGGTACCCGGTGCGCGCGTGTCTATGTATAGATAAGGATAGACAGGGCACTTGTTTATATAACTCATGGCCTGTACGCGTATAAGGTACCCAGTAGGTACTTAGTATCAATGCCCCCGGCTGGGGGCCGGGGGCATTGTACTTAGTACCACATCCCCCCCTCTAAAAGCGAGGTTTGTCCCACAGTTTTTGCAGATACTTCACATCTCAAACACAGATGCCCGAATGGGACATTCTCATGCTAAGGTGAGGACGCATACACGAACGGAGACAACATGCCACAAAACGGTGGTGGACGAGGCTGGCAATGGGATGAAGAAGCAGGCCAGCAAATCATGCCAGCCCGCTGGCAGGGCTTTCTGGAATGGCTTCTGAAAGGCCCAGAACGCGAACCACGAACACAACGTGAATGGGCAGCCGAAAACAGCATCCACGAAGATTCCCTAAGACGCATCAAACGCGACCACCGGTTCATCAAAGAATGGGACCGTGGCGCAGCAGAACTGAACATCAACCCGGAACGGGTTCAGAGCGTAATCGACTCGCTCTGGCAGAGGGCTTCCGATGGCGATGTGAAGGCTGCGTCTTTGTATTTGCAGTATATTGAGAAGTTCACGCCGAAGCGTAAGGTTGTTGTGGATGATGAGCGGGACGTTGCGGGCTTTTCAGATGAGGAGTTGGCTTCCGCTTTGGAGGCTGAGGTGCGACATTTGAGGATGGTACAGTAGTGGGTTCTATGCAGGGTTTGGTGTTACGCGACGGATTGTGGGTTCCTGATGTTGTTGACCCGTTTCACGATGAGGAACCTTTGGAGTGCGGGTTGGAGGATCCGGAGGTTTGTGAGTCGTGTCAGTGAGGGAGTGGGTTCTGTGCGGGGTGGTGACGGCCCTGTTCGCGTGTGTTGCATTAGCGGTTTGGGGTTTGGGTCGGACGTTACAGTCGTTGTTCGATTAGATGGGTCGTCTGAGTGAACTTCGTCAGGAAGCGGAGTGGAGGAAGTGTGTTGCGTCTGAGTCGTATTTCTTGCGTATGTATTGGCATATTGCCCATCCTGCTCGTGGTCGAATACTGTTTGATCTTCGGGATGCCCAGTCTGAGGCTTTGAATCGGTGGGCAAATAACCGTTATTCGTTGACGTTGAAGGCCCGTCAGATTGGGTGGACGACGTTGGTTGCTGCTCACCAGTTTTGGTTGGCGTTTTTTCACGATGACCAGAACATCATTGATTTGTCGCGTACAGAGCGGGAGTCGGTGTTGTTGTTGAAGAAGACGAAGTATGGTTTCAAGCACTTGCCGGACTGGTTGTTGGCTAGGGGGCCGGATTCGATTGTTGAGCATCAGCAGAGGATGGGTTTTAGCAATGGTTCACAGATCGCTTCGATGCCTTCGGCGTCGGATCCTGCCCGTGGTGAGTCCGCTAGTCTGGTTGTGGTAGATGAGTGGGCGTTCTTACCTAACCCTGAGGAAGCATGGGCCTCTATTGAACCCGTGGCTGATGTCGGAGGCCGAATCATTGGTCTTAGTACGGCAAATGGAAGCGGAAACTTCTTCCATCAACTATGGGTGGGTGCATCGACGGGGAATAACCGCTTCGATGCGATGTTTTTTCCGTGGTCTGCGTCTGAGGACCGTGACATTTCGTGGTATGAGTCGAAAAAGGATGCCATGTTGCCGTGGCAGTTGGCTCAGGAGTACCCGACTACGGCTGAAGAGGCATTTGTAAGGTCAGGGAACCCTGTTTTTGACTTAGATGTGCTGGAGCGGATGTCTATTCACTTGAAAGAGGGCGAACAGGGCTTTTTGCATGAGATTCAGAAGAATGTTTTGGAGTTTCGATGCTGACGGTGTGGGAGCCACCTAAGAGGTGGAGTGGTTATACGTTGGGTGTGGATACAGCGGAGGGTTTGGGGCATGGCGACTATTCGTGCGTGCAGGTTATTGATGTCAAGGAGGGTGAGCAGGTCGCTATCTGGCATGGGCGTATCCCACCGGACGAGTTGGCCTATGAGGTTTACAACATTGGTGTCTGGTATGGGAATGCTTTGTGTTGTGTGGAGTCGAACAACCACGGGTTGACGACGATTGTGCAGTTGCGCCAGTTGGGGTATCCCAACCTGTTCCGTAAGCGTTCTTTGAACAATGAGTCGAATAAGATGACTCAGGAGTTTGGTTGGAAGACGACGCGTACATCCAAGCCGTTGATGATTGATGATTTGGGTATGGCGTTGAAGAACGAAGAGTTGATTCTGCATTGCCGGGACACGATTGGGGAGTTGCGAACATTTACTCGCAATGAACGCGGTTCGATGTCTGGGTCACCCTATGATGATCGGGTGATGGCGTTGGCTATGGCAAATCAGATGCGGAAGTATGCGTTTATCCCAGAGTTTGTTCAGAAGATTGATGATACGTTTACGTTTGATTGGTGGCGTAGACAGATCCCTTCGCACGACCCGGAGAGTTCCCCTATTGGTACTAATGCGTTTCGTGGGACAGCCTGAGTCTCTGTGTAGGACAATCTAACGAAAGGGAAAGTCCTTGAGCAAGCCAAACAAGTACAACGCGTCCGGTATGGGTGCACAGCCAAAGTTGAACAGCGCGCAGTTGTGGAATGGTCCTGCCCGTCCGGGTGGGTCACAGAAGGCAACGGTGAAAGAGGGTATCAATAACGCTCATCCCGGCGACAAGGGTGCTGGTATCACAGTACGTGAAACACCGTTCAACCAGCATGGTGTGGATGGCAGGGTTGAGCCGTCCGCTTCACAGCCCAGCGGTACCGTTCATAGCAGTTGATTCTTCCACCTGACGCAACCTACGAACAGTTTGAAGCGTACGTTACGGACCTGAGGGGTCCGAAGAGTCGTTTGGAACTGGCGGAGTTGTGGGAATGGCGCCAGAAGTTGTTAGGGGTAAGAGTTGTGACTGGACGCACAATGCGCGAGATGCTGCCCCCAGATGAGCAGCATTTGACTTTGCGCCAACGTGAACGAAAAGTCATCGCTGAGGCTCGTGCAGCAGGAATAGAACCCGAGAGGGCACCCGCCTGATGGCGAAAAACGACCATTACGAAGAGATCCATGACCGGTTGGAGATGGCCCGACGGTGGCGTACCGAAGAAGGGTACGACCCCAAGTGGCATCGTCTAATCGACCTGTACCGGGGTAAAACCTATTTCGGTGTTCGTGATCCTTCTGATGGGTCGGATCGTGTCTCAGTAAATCTGGCGTTTTCGACGGTGAACGTGATTGAACCGTCTGTAGCGGTGAATCATCCGAAGATAACGGTTCAGGCAAATCAGGAACAGGATCAGGACCGGGCTATTTTTGTTGAGTCGGTCGTCAACTATTTGTGGCGGCATCACGACTATCAGAAGTCTTTCCGGCGTGCCGTCAAGGACTTCCTGATATTGGGTCATGGCTGGCTCAAGGTCGGCTGGCGTTTCGTTGAGGTTGAACGCCAGATGACTGATGGGGAACGCCGATACAGTTTGGATACGGCAGATGCCGAGATCCGTGATTTCTCTTATGAGAATCCACAGTTGGCTGGCGATTTGCCATCAGCGCAGGATCTGATTGATTCGGTTCCTTCTACGATGGTGGAGATCGTGGAAGATCAGGCATTCGTTGAACGTGTTTCTCCGTTCGACATGTTTGTTGATCCTGAAGCGACCTGCTTGGAGGATGCCAAGTGGGTTGCGCAGCGGATTGTCCGCCCATTGGCGGAGGTGAAGAAGGATAAGAGGTTCAAGGCGCAGGCGCGTCGGACTTTGACAGCCGACGCTGGCCTGAAGATGCGATGGGATTCCGACTACGAGCGTGAACAGTATTCTGAAGCCACTGATCGTGTCACACTGTACGAATACTATGATATAAAGAACGGTACCATTTCTGTTTGTTCCCATGATGGGCAGACGTTCCTTTTGGACCCGGTGTCGATGCCGTATGACTTCGGTATCCCGTTTGTCATGTTACGCAACTATGATGTACCGGATCAGTTCTACCCGATGGGGGACTTGGAGGCGATTGAATCGCTTCAAGAAGAACTGAATATGACCCGAACGCAGATGGTCAACCATCGTAAGCGTTACGCACGAAAGTATCTGTACCATGAGCGTTCGTTCGGCCCGGAGGGCCGTGAGGCTTTAGAATCTGACACTGATGGTCGGTTCGTGCCGGTTGTAGACGAGAACCGCAGTCTTTCCGAAGTGGTTGTCCCATTGGCTCAGGTGCCTTTGGCCCCGGAGATTTACAATCATTCTGCAATCATTGAAGGCGACATCAATGTCGTAAGCGGCGTTTCCGAATATGCGCGCGGTCAGATGCCGGAGGTTCGTCGCACAGCGACGGAAGCCAGCATTATTGCTGACGCTGGCAACGCCAGAGCGTCTGACAAGTTGGCGAAGATCGAACTTTCCATCGGCTATGTGGCCCGCAAGGTCATTCAGTTGTTGCAGCAGTACATGACTCGTGAACAAATGGTTCGCATCACCGGTAAGGACGATAAACGATTCTTTGTCGCTTACACGCGGGATGACATTCTGGGTGAGTACGACTTCTCCGTTGAGGGTGGTTCGACACAGCCAATGAATGAGACTGCCCGTCGGCAGCAAGCCATTTCGCTTATGAACGCTGTCAGCCCACTTGTCGGAACTGTTATTGATCCGTTTGAGTTGGCCCGACATGTTCTGCAAGAAGGATTCGGGGTAAAGAATCCTGACAAGTTTATGATGAAGCAACAGCAGCCCGCAGCGCCTGAAGGCGCGCCTGCTGGGGCACCACCTCCGGGTCCACCTCCACCGGGAGGAATGCCGCCACCACCTATGGGTGGCGATATGGGTCCGGGTCCAGTCCCCGATCAGGTCTTTGAGGCCACCGGGGGCGTACCGCCAGAGTTGTTGGCGCAGTTGCAGAACCAGATGGGTCTGGAACTGCCGAACATGTAGCGGGACAGTTATAACATTATCGTAGGAACACCCGAAAGGATTCCTTATGGCATATGAAGAGACTTCAACAGGAGATTCGTACACCGTCAAGATAGACGGTCGTGAAGAGCGGGTTTCATTGGATGAACTTCAAAATGGGTACCAGCGACAGGCGGATTACACCCGTAAGACGCAGGAGTTGGCATCCGAACGCGAGAGATTGGCTCAAGGAGAGGCAATCGTCCAAGCACTAGAATCTGATCCAGAAGGTGCGATTTCCGCTTTGGCGGGCGCATTTGGGGTCAGCGGAGGCAACCAGCACAGCATGTCATCTGAACAAACAGAGTCATATGAAGAACTGGACCCCGAAGAGTTCCGCTTGCGGCGCATTGAGTCTTCCATTGAAGAACAGAACCGCGCGTTGAGACAGCAAAACTTGCAGAAGGAAGTGAAGACACTCCGCGACAAGTACGAGAATGTCGATTTTGATGAGAAGGCGCTGTACGCGCACGCTCTGAAGAACAAGATCAACAACCTTGATGCCGCATTTACCCATATGAACTGGGATAAAATGCAGGCGGTAGCCAAGGACGCTGAGATTGTTGAAGAGAAGCGTGCAGCCCAGATTGTTGATGGCATACCCGGTTCCTCAGAAGGAAACGTGGAACGTGCAGTTCGTGCGGTGGATTCGATTCGTGATGCTTTTTCGCTGGCACAAACAGAACTATCCGATTCATAACAACTACTAGAAAAGGGGTGACTTAGCATGGCAGCAGGAAACACTGATTTCAATCAGATCCTTAGCACTACGCTAAAGAACTACATCCCGAAGTTGGCGGATAACGTTTTTACTGCCCGACCGCTGTTTTATGCGCTAACCAATGGACAATCATTGCGGCGCATCAGTGGAGGTGCACAAATCGTTGTTCCGATCATCTACGGGACGAACACAACTGCCGGTTCCTATGCAGGCGACGACACTATTGCTATCACGGCTCAGACAGGCATTACGGCTGCTGAGTATTCGTGGAAGCAGTACGCCGCCAGCGTAACAATCACCGGTATTGAGGAAGCCAAAAACAACGGCGAAGCAGCGATCATTGACCTTCTTGAAGGCAAGATCATGCAGGCTGAGGAAACCATCATTCAGAACATGAACACGATGTTCTGGTCCAATGGTGCCGGAAACGGCGGCAAGGACATGTTTGGTTTGAACGCCCTAGTTGGTACCGGCAACGACGGACCATCAGCAACCGGCCTTGCCGGTATTGATGCCACCGACGCCCTCAACTCTTGGTGGAGGTCAACTCTCACCAATCAGGCTGGTGTCCTCACTATCGCCGCGATGGCGACTATGTACAACACCATTTCGGTTGGTAATGACCAGCCGACCATAATCATCAGTGATCAGGACGAGTACGAGGCTTACGAGGCTCTACTCCAGCCGAATCTTCGGTACACAGACGCCAAGGTGGCAGATGCTGGATTCCAGAATCTGCTCTTCAAGGGCGCCCCTGTTACTTATGACAGCGACACCAACCTTGACGGTAAGATGTTCTTCCTGAACAACAAATACCTGAGGCTAGTTGCTCATACGGATACTTGGTTCCAGCCAACTCCGTTTGTGCGTCCCACAAATCAGGATGCACGCTACGCACAGATCCTGTGCTACGGCGAGTTGACCACAAGTAATCGTGCTCGTCAGGGCATGATTTACGGACTTACCGACTAACTAGGGGCATAACTTGTCACGAGAAATCGCTCTTGTTTACAGCAGAAATGCTGAACCAGCAGGCGCACGCGGTTCTGCGCCATCCCACTACGCACCCGGCTCAGGCTCCGGTGCGAGGATGGTGCCCGGTGTGTCCGGCGGCTTGAGTGAACCTCCCATTTCTCGTGACGGGTTCTGTTCCGAAATGACCCGCCACGGGGCGCCCTGCAAAGCGCGCCCCGTGGCCGGGTCTACCCTCTGCATCGGACATACGAGGCAAAAGGCTGCTTCCTAGTGCCAGACATGACACTCGTGCAAATGCGCACGCAGGCGCGTGCAATCGTGGACATCGACGCAACGGACATTTCCGATACTGTTCTGAATAACATTATCGGTCAGGGGTTCGACGCTATGGTCTATAGCGAGAAGCGTTGGCCCTTCTACGACACCTTGACAACGTTTTCTACGGCTGCCGGTACGAAGGATTACACTCTTTCCACTGTAGGCGCTTCGGTAACGCAGGGTATGCGTGATGTCGTTGCGTTACGCACCGACGATCACGTTATTCAGTACATTGGAAGAGATGATGCCGATTCCAACTACCCGTTGGATGTGGCGCCATCGGGTACGCCGTGGGAGTGGAGTTTCTGGAACGAAACGGTGCGGTTCTATCCGACACCATCTTCAATCGAAACAATCTACGTTCGTGGGATTCGTAACGCTACAGCGTTCGGACAAGGCAGCAGCGATAGCGCGGTTCCAGACCTTCCCGCCCCATTCCATCCTGTTCTTGTTAGTTATGCCATCGCCAAGTGTTACTTGCAGCAGGAAGATCCCACGATGGCAGACCAGTACATGCGTAACT